TGTAGATTATCTTATTATTGGACACGAACACTGTTCTAAAGAAATTACAATTGGTGCTTATTCAACTTTTGATAAAGAAATATTAGTATGTCCATCTTTTATTGGAGCAGACCCTTATAGTCATTCTATTTTAAAAAGAACACACGGGGCTGTAAAGATATTTGGATTTAATGAAATATATGGACATAATGAAACTTATAAATTTATAATAGATTAATTATATAGTGGAAAGGTAACAATCTTTCCACTATTATATGCTCTTGTCAGCTAATGGTAGGCTCACTGATTTGTAATCAGTAAATTTCAGTTCAAATCTGAGCGAGAGCTTTTAATAATGAATAAAAAGGAAGGTGATATAATATGGCATTTTTAATGGATGCTTTAACTGAAGAAGAAGTTAAAAAAGCAGGTGTGGCTGAAGTTAGAAAGTCATATGTTAAGCTTGCTGATTATTATAATAAATTAAAGGATATAGTTTTTCCATATTGTCATAGATGTAATACTTTTAAATCTAAAACAGCTTTTTATCATCATAATGAATATGCTTCTGGTTATTTTCCTATTTGTAAAGATTGTCTTTTACAAATGGTAGAACAAAGAGATGATAAACGAGATAAACCGAATGAGACGAAAGAGTCCGTTCAAATGGTATTACATATGATGAATAAACCTTATTATAATTCTTTATATGAAGATTGTGTTAAAGGTACAATGGATAATACTGGTGAAAGGACTAAAAATTCTGCTTTTAAAGTTTATTTAGTTCAAATATCTAGTCTTCCTCAATATAAAGGAGATACTTGGAAAAATTCAGATTTTGGATATACTAAAGTAACTGAGGATGGAGAAGATGAAGAAGAAAATAAAAAAGAATTAATTAAAAAAGGTAGAAAAAGATTTGGGGCTTATCCACAAGAAGATTTAGCATTTTTAGAAAAAGAATATGAAGATTGGGTGAGTCGTTATCCTTGTGATACAAAAAGTCAAGAAATATTGTTTCAAGGTATTTGTTGCAAACAATTAGAAATAGATAAGGCTCAGAAACGTGAAGCCGATACTTCTAAATTATATAAAGATTTACAGGATATGATGGGTTCATTAAATATTAAGCCTAATCAATCTGAAGGAGATGGATTAACTGACACTTTAACTTTTGGACAATTAATTGCTAAATGGGAAGATGAAAAACCCATTCCCGAACCTGAAGGGGATTTTAAGGATATTGATAAAATTGGGCTTTATATTGATGTATTCTTTAAAGGACATTTAGCAAAGATGATGGAATTAAAAAATGGTTTTTCTGCATTGTATGATAAATTTATTGGGAAATATACCGTAAATAAACCAGAATATAATGGAGAAGACCCTACCTCTGAAAGTTTATTTAATAAAATATTTGGGAACTCTGAATTATGATTGAAGAAAGAAAAAAATCAGTTCAGGAATTAGAAGCAGATAAAGCCCAAAAAATAATGGAGACTGTAGCTTGGAGAGCAGGTTTTTATAGAGCAAATCCACATAGATTTGTTGAAGAAGTTTTAGAAATACATTTAAAATTATTTCAAAAAATTCTTCTATATGTTATGATGCACTATAATTATATAATGTATTTGGCGGCAAGGGGTCAAATGGCTCTCCTGCATAGAAATATGTAGGTAATAAAGAATGGAAAATCGGTAAAGGCTAAGTATTGAGAATATATGCTAATACCGAGGTAAAGCACAAATAACGAAGAGGTTGTGGCTCACCGTAACGCATAGGATTGAATAAATATAATATCCCACGAGTCCGTTCTACCTTAACGTAAAGTCGAAGGTAAAAATGTATGCTAGACTGAATTGGAAATGACCAATTGATGAAAATGAGGGAAACCTCCAGAGTATAGGATAAAAAGCCTATAGTTAATAACATTCGCAAGGGAAGACTTTCCTGACCGCCCTCTTTTGCTGTGTCAGAGCGATTTTATATCCGCAAACTATGATTGTGGTTAGTTCTGGTACAATTAAACAAGCTAACGAAGTTCTATTAAAAATAGAGAATATTTTTATGAAACAATCTTCTATTTTACGACAAGAAATATTAGCTTGTAAGATAGGGCAAAATGATGCTATAGTAGTTTTTAAAAATGGTTCTATAATTACAACAAGAGTTTCAAATGATAATGCTCGTTCTGCTAGAGCAAATATATTAATTATTGATGAAGCTAGGTTAGTAGATAAAAATACTTTAAATACAGTATTAAGAAAATTCTTAACTTCTCCAAGACATCCTAAATATTTAGATAAACCTGAATATGCACATCTTCAAGAAAGAAACAAAGAAATATATATGTCTTCTGCTTATTTTAAGAGTTCAGAATTATATGAGAAAGCAAAGACATATACTGTAAACTTTTTTGATGATACTAAAAAATATTTTATATGTGGAATACCTTATCAGGTTTCTATAAAAGAAGGTTTATTAATGCGTTCACAAGTTGAAGATGAACGTTCAGAAGCTGATTATAATGAAATTCTTGACCAAATGGAAATGGAATGTTTATGGTTTGGTGATACTGATGGTGGTTTATTTAAATTTAATGATTTAAATCAAATTAGAAGATTAAAGAAAGGATTATACCCTTTAAAATTTTATAACGAAAGTATTCCTGTACCAAAAGTTTCTTTCCAGAATAAACGAATATTGTCAGTAGATATAGCTTTAATGGCATCTAGCAGAAGTAAAAGAAATGATGCTACAGCTATTTATATAAATGATGCGTTACGTGCAACAGATGTAACTTATCAGGCTAACTTTGTTTTTGGTGAAACATTTGAAGGAAAAACTACGGATGAAATTGGTTTAATAGTAATGAGATATTTCTATGAATATCACTGTACAGATTTAGTGCTTGATACAAATGGCAACGGTTTGGGTGTGTACGATTTTATTATTAAAGACCAATATGACCCAGAAACAGGAAAAGTATATAAAGCTTTAACAGCTAAAAATAATCAAGATATGGCTGATAGGTGTAAAGTTAAAGATGCTAATAAAGTTGTTTGGTGTGTAAAAGCTACAACCGCTTTTAACAATGAAATTGCTATTTTATTACGTAATGGTATCAAAAATGGTAGAATTAATTTCTTGGTACAAGAAATAGGAATTGACGATATAATTGCTAAAGATTATAAGCCCTACAAGAGATTACTTCCTAAACAGCAAGACGAAATGAAAATGCCTTATGCCGAAACTACTATGGCTATTTATGAATTAATAAAATTAAAACACTTTGTTAAAAATGGTCAAATTACTGTAGTAGAACCAAGTGGTTATAGAAAAGATAGATACTCTTCTATAGCTTATAATTTTTGGTGTATGCGTCAATTAGAATTAGAATTGAAACCTAAAAATAATAGTGTGGATTCTTTATTGAATAGTTTGCCTATTCGTAGAGGAACATATGGAAAGAAAAAAATTTAAAAAGGGGGTGCTGTTTTGGCACGACAAATGAAAAGAAAAAAAGGTGTTAATAACACAGCACCTTCTAATATCAATGAAAATAATAAAAGGATGTCAGCTTCTGAAGCGAGAAATTTTTTTAGCCAACATGCTAATGAATTAACTCAAATTAATTTTGAAAAAGCTGAAGAAGGATTAAAATTATTGACAGACTTACAAAGAACACCGACTAAAACCACAAACGCTTTTTCAAAAGAAGATGTTCTTACTTATTTACGAAATGTAGGAAGTAATGAAAGCAGATTAAGAAATCTTTCATGGTATCTTTTGTATCGTTCTCAGCTTTACAGGAGATTGGTCATTTATAATGCTTCTATGTTTAATCTAGATGCAAGGTCTGTAATTCCTAATTATTCTTTAACAGAAGATAATAATACGGATGATATATTATCGTCTTATTATGAAACACTTGTTACATTAGATAATATGGAATTGCGTAGAGAGATGTTGAAAGTATATCTTACATGCTTTATTCAAGATGTTTTTTATGGAGTTCATTTTTATGATGATACAGGATTCTTTATTATGCCACTTCCTGCTGATTATTGTCAAATTAAAGGACGGTATATGAGGGGAACTTATTGTTTTGCAATGAGGATGGATTATTTTACAGGAACTAATGAATACATGCTTGAATTATTAGGTGAGCCTTTTCAATCAATGTATAAAGAATATCAAAAAGATACTATGAATGGAAGATGGCAAATAGTTCCTGAAGAATATTCTTGTTGTTTAAAATATAGTGCCGAAGATTGGCAACTTCATATTTTACCTTTTATGGGATTACTGCCTGATTTAATTCAATTAGAAGACGTTAAAGATATTCAGGCAATAGCTGATGCACAAGCTATTTATAAATTAGTATGGTTAGAATTAGAGACTATTACAGGTTCTAAGAATATTGATGATTGGAAAGTTGACCCTGAATTAGCAATTAAATATTTTAATAGAATGTTAAATGAAGCTTTACCTTCGTATACTTCTGCGGCTATAGTGCCGGGAAAATTACAGACTATTAATTTTGATGATAATGATACTAATGATGTAAACAGGGTATCTAATGCTACAAAAAACATTCTTAATTCTGGTGGTGGCGGTCAAGTTCTTAATTCAACAGAATTAACTGGTACAACCGAAGTTTTGACCGCTTTAAAAGTAGACACAGAATTTGCAATAGCATCCTTACTTCCCCAAACTCAAGCTTATGTAAATACTTTTATGCATTATTATGTTTCTAATCCATCTAAAGTAAAATTTCTTCATGCTTCTATTTATACTCAGGATGATTTAAAAAAATCTTTATTAGAAGCGGCTCAATATTCTTTACCTACTAAACTGGCTTACAATACTTTAAATGGATTTAGTGAATTAGATACATTAGCTTTAAATTATCTTGAAAATGAAGTTTTAGGATTACAAGATAAATTTATTTATCCTTTAAACTCTAGCTTTACTTCAGGTTCTGATGAA